CGCAGGAAGCAGGATACGTTGTAGGCGACGATATGCTCGCGGCATATGGTGCTTTAGACGACCAGCTGCAATACTTAACGGTCGGTACAACGGCCGCAAAGAACGCACTCGGTACGGTGCTTTTGCCTGTGCTGACCTCACTTGCGACAGACGGCGTCGGATTGCTTGGTGAATTTACTAACGGTATCCTCGACGCAAACGGCGACATCGGCAAAATGTCCGACGTTATCGGCGGCATACTTCCGAAGGTACTAAATACGGTAATGCAATACGTACCGGAACTGCTCGAAATCATCGGAGAAATCGTTGGCTCGCTTGGCAAAGCCATTGTGGACAACCTTCCGCTCATTGTAAGTTCGGCAACGCAGATTGTATTCTCAATCTTGAACGGACTGATAGCGGCACTACCGCAGATAGCCGAAGGCGCGCTGCAGCTGGTGATGGGACTGGTAAACGGAATCATCGACCAGCTACCGCTACTGATGGAAGCAGCGATACAGATGGTACTCACACTTGTGCAAGGAATTGCAGGCGCGATGCCGACGCTCATACCGACGATAGCAGCGGTAATAGCGCAGGTAGTGCAAACATTAGTTGACAATTTGCCGCTTATTTTAGATGCAGCACTGCAACTGATGTCAGGACTTGCGCAGGGACTGCTCGACGCAATACCTGTCTTACTTGCGGCGTTGCCTGCGATAATTGACGGCATTCTCAATTTCATTACGGGCGCAATCCCGCAGATAATCGACACCTGCATCTCGCTACTTTCGGGTATCGTTGACGCGGTACCGAAGGTGGTAAATGCGATCGTAAAAGCGTTGCCGCAAATCATAACAGGCATCGTGAACGCGGTGCTGAAGGCGGTACCGAAAATCATCAACGCGGGCATGCAACTGCTCACGTCTTTAATTGGCGCACTGCCACAGATCATAAAGAATATTGTGGAAGCGATACCGCAAATCATTGACGGAATACTCACAGCAGTAACAGACGCGCTGCCGCTTATCGTGGAAGCAGGCATACAGCTGATAACGGCGCTTATCGGTGCACTGCCGGAGATAATCGAGACAATCGTGGCGGCAATTCCCGTCATTATCGAAGGCATACTCACATCGGTACTGGACGCAATTCCGCTTATCATCGACGCAGGACTGCACCTGTTAACATCGCTGGTGGGCGCGCTTCCGACAATCATCGAGACGATACTTCCTGCAATACCGCAGATTATATCGTCGCTACTCGAAGCAATCCTCGGCGCAATACCGCAGATTATAAATGCAGGTATCCAGCTGATAACATCGCTCATCGGAGCGCTGCCAGAAATCATACAGACGATAGTGGCGTGCATACCGACAATTATCGACAGCATTATATCAACGCTACTGGCGGCGATACCGCTGATAATCGATTGCGGCATAACGCTCATAACGTCGCTGATCGGCGCACTACCGGAAATCATTACAGCGATACTCAACGCGGTACCGCAGATTATAACCTCGCTCATCGACGCAATCCTTGGCGCAATTCCGCAAATCATTCAAGCGGGCGTGCAACTGTTCCTTTCGCTCATTGACAACCTGCCGAAAATCATAACAGGCATTGTCGGTGCGATACCGGAAATCATCGGTGGCATTATAACGGCGCTCATCGGAGCAATCCCGCAGCTGATAGAGGCAGGCATCAAGCTGTTCGTCTCTATCATACAGAACTTGCCGACGATAATCGTGGAAATCGTGAAGGCGGTACCGCAGATTATTGCAGGTATCGTAAATGCATTCGGCTCACTGGTCGGCAGCATGGCGGAGGTCGGAAAGAATCTAGTAAAGGGACTCTGGGAAGGCATTCAATCCCTTGCCACTTGGATTTGGGATAAAGTCTCTGGCTGGGCGAGCGATTTGTGGGACGGCATTTGCGACTTCTTCGGAATCCATTCTCCGTCACGAAAAATGGCGTGGATTGGTGACATGATGATGGAAGGTCTGGCGGGCGGTATCGACGAAACCGCAGGCGAGGCGATCAGCGCAGCAACGGATATGTCGAAGGATCTGAACGCGGTCTTCAATGACCTGTCGGCAGACTTGTCAACGGCACTTCCCGAGGACATCGACGTCGGCGTTCACGGAGGCATGGACGGCAGTACGGCACCGCATGCAGCAGGCGGATTTATTCTCCAGCTTAGCATTGCAAACTTCAACAATTACTCAAGTGAGGATATCAGCGAACTGACAAATGAAATAATGGCGACCGCAGGTGCATTTGCGAAGCGGAAAGGAGTGGTGTTTGCGTGAATTATTTTGAATACAACGGAATACGCTCCTCCGATATGGGCGTGAGAATCAGTGCGAAAGACATCTTTTCCGCACCGAAATACGACATAAGTTTCTTCAGCATACCGGGGCGCGACGGCGAACTGATATCACCAAATAAACGGTACCCGAATACGACGGTTTCCTATACCTGTTTCGTACCCGCAAAAAGCATTGCGGAACTGGCAGCAAAGATAACCGCCATCAAGGGTTGGCTCTACGCAGAGCCGGACAGATACCATACGCTCAGCGACAGTTATGATACGGCATTTACCCGCAGAGCGATTTTTAATAACAAACTGGATATTGAGGACGAACTCAATAAAATAGGCGTGTTTACCGTAAACTTTACTTGTCATCCGATGCGTTTTTTGAATGCAGGACAGGCACAGGTGAGTTCAAGCACGTCGGGATTTGTCCTCAATAATCCGTATAACTTCACAGCGAAACCGTACATAAAAGTCGTGGGCAGAGGCAGCGGAACACTGACAATCCAGAGTAAAAACGCGACGGAACAGTGGCACTTTTCTACGCTGAACGGATACACGGAATGCGACTCGGAACTTATGAATTTCTATCACGGCACCGAGCCAAAAAATGATACGGTTAGCGGTGAGGGATTTCCGTGCCTGCACCCTGGTGCGAACACGATATCCTTTGACGGCGGGATAACCGAAGTGCAAGTGATACCAAGGTGGGTGAGTCTATGATACCTATTCTTTTCAGAGCAGACGCAACTGACTTTTCCACCTACGGTATTTGCGCACTTTCGGACACAATATCCTGTTCTGTTTCGGAGGAGCGCAACGGTGAATACGAGCTGGAATTGACGTATCCGATTACAGGTCGATTCTACTCGGAGATAGCGAAGGAACGACTCATAAAAGCGAAGGCGAATGATACGTCGAAAAATCAGATGTTCCGCATATACCGCATGACGAAACCCTTAAACGGTATCGTGAAAATATATGCACAGCATATATCCTACGACTTGACAACCATAGCAACACCCGCGTGGGAGTCAGCGCCGATCACACCGCAGCTGGCAATCGAGCATGCGTTTAGCGCGGCGCTCACGCAGCACCGCTTCACCTTCCGAACCGATTATACCGAGGCGAAACCGTTCGTTATATCCAAGCCCAAGAGCTTGCGAAAAGTGCTGGGCGGCGAGGAAGGCTCGCTGGTTAGTCTCTGGGGTGGCGAATTTGAGTGGGACAACTACGAGGTCATACATCATCAAGGGCGAGGCAAAAGCAGCGGCGTCGTAATCGAATACGGCAAAAACCTCAAATCGCTGGAGCAGGATTCGGATATCACAGACGTGTATACGGAACTGCTTCCATACGCGGTGATAAAGACCGAGGACAGCGAGACGGTAGTAACGCTGCCGGAGCAGGTGCTACCTATAACGACGGCACTGACACAGCGGAAAACTCTGATAAAGGACTTCACGGACTCCTTCGATATGGAGGAAACCATTACCGAAGAAAAGCTGCGGGCAAAGGCGGAAACGTATCTGCAAAACAACCCGCTCGGCGTGGAGACACCCGAACTCAAGGTGTCATTTGAGCCGCTTTGGAAGCAGCCCGAATACGCAGCGGTGCTGGAGCGCGTTTCACTCTGCGATAGAGTGACGATACGCTATACATCACTGGGCGTGAGCGCGACTGCGAAAGTCATCCAGACGGTATACGACACACTTGCGGAAAAATATATATCCATAACACTTGGTGCGGCACGCAGCACGCTGGTGGATACAGTAACCAGCACGCAGTCGAGCATAGACGCGGTGACAGAAAAAGCGGACAGACTCCCGTCGCTTATGGCGTCGGCAATCAGCAATGCAACGCAAAAGATAACCGGACAGCTCGGTGGCTACGTCGTATTAAAAGGCGATGAAGGTGGCCAGCCGTATGAACTACTCGTCATGGACGCACCGTCGATAAATGACGCGGTGAACGTGTGGCGCTGGAATGTCGGCGGGCTGGGATTTTCTTCACACGGGTATAACGGACCTTACGAAACAGCCATAACGGCAGACGGTCAGATAGTCGCGGACTTCATTACGTCAGGCACGCTGGTGGCGAATATCATAAAGGCGGGAATTCTCTCGTCGCAGGACGGCTCGTCATACTGGAATTTGGAGACGGGCGAGGTGGTACTGCGGGCGTATGCGTCAACGGAATCGGTGGAGGAAACCAATTCCCGCATAGACGAAATCAACGAGCAGAAGATGTACCGCCTGATCATCTCGTCTTCCAACGGCAATATTTTCAAAAACGGCAATATCAATACGACGCTGACCGCAACCGTTTTCTCGTGGGACGAGAATATAACGGATACGCTGGATGACAATCAATTCATCTGGACGCGCGTGTCGGATGACGCGGAAGCGGACAAAGAGTGGAATGACAGCCACTACGGCGGCACAAAATCCATCGAGGTAACAAGCGACGATGTGAAGGTGCGCGCTACCTTTTTCTGCGACCTGATTGATACAACAACTCGACTCAGCTTGCTGGGTTAATAAAAAACAAGGAGAAAACAAAATGAGCAAAGCACAAGGTCAATTTACAATCATTGACTACAATGACGCCTTAACCCTCACGGGGTATATTGGCTCGAATCTGGCGAAAACCCAGATGTTTAACCCTGATAACAACACCTACACGCCGAACTGGGCAAGCACAAACCTTGTTCTCACGCCCAGTCTTTACGTTATCGGCACGACAACCGACCAGATTACCTCGGCATCGGTAACGTCGGTAAAGTGGTATCAGGGCACCTCGACTACGGCAATTACCACCGCAGGCAACTTCGCACTCAGCGGCGCGAAGAGCCATATTCTTACGGTCAAGTCGAATGTCATGGCGGGACTTCCTGGCGTGGACTTCCGCTGCGAGATTACCTACAAGGACGCATCGACCGGACTTTCCATTAAACACCCTCTCAGCATTTCGTTCAGCCGCGTTGTAAACGGCGGCGGTATCGTTGACCTTATCGTAACGACACCCAGCGGCAACGTGTTTAAGAACAGCGAGGTGGCAACGCTTACAGCGAAGGCGGAACTCTGGCGTGGATCCGTTGTGGATACAACCAACGTTTCGTATAAGTGGGCGATTATGGACTCGGCGGTAACAAGCACGACCTCGACTGGATACGACGCTTCCTTCGGTGTGGGCTGGAGAAAGCTGAGCGACACCACAGGCAAATACACAGGCACGACTTCCGCAACCATTACGGTGTACGCGGCAGCGGTTGAGAGTTACGCAGTGTTCAAATGCATTGCGACCGACTCGGACAGCGCGTCGAACACTTACAACAGCACGTTCACTGACGTGGCGACCTTCATCGATAACGCGGATCCCATTCAGGTGGTTATTACTTCCACAGGCGGCGACGTTTTCAAGAATGGTCAAGGCAGCACGACGCTCAAGGCGGTGGTGTATCAGGCAGGCGTCGAGATTGACGCGGCAGGCACCGGCACTTATTCTTGGACGAAATATAACAAGGACGGCGCAATCGATACCTCTTGGGGTACCAGCGGAAAGAAGACCGGAAAGACGCTTTCGGTTTCCAATACCGATGTTACCACGAAGGCAACATTCATGGTGGAAGTCACAATCTAAAAGGAGGTGTGACCGATGCGGGCGCAGGCACAATATACAATTCATACGCTCAATGACGTGGTAACGGGGACAACCGCACCTGCATCGCCATACAAGGGACAGCTGTGGGTGAATACAAGTTATTCACCCCCGCGGACTTTTGTGTACAGCGGATCGGCGTGGAAGGAACAGAATGGTACGGATACGCTGCGAAGCAATATATCCACGTTAACCACGAAATCCAATACGATGCAAAGCAACCTCGACGGGTTGACAAGCACAGTATCGGTACTCACGCAGACGGTGAATGAAACAACGTCCGATGTCACCACACTGACAAGTACGGTATCTACCTTGCAGCAGACGGCCACGCAGATAAGCGCATCCGTTGCGACCAAAGCAGATAAGAGCCACGGCGATAGCAGCACTTTCGGCTGGGAACTTACCGACAGCGATTTCACCATATATTCAAACGGCACAGCGGTGCTGACGGTGGATTCAGGCGGAATGACGCTTGCAGGTCATATAGACGCAACTTCGGGTACACTCTCCGAGATGCGTATCACGGGCAGGTTGTATTTCGGAGGCGACGACAGCGGTGGATATTTTATTGACCCGAATTACAACGACAATTCCTATTACATTTACCTGCCAGGACTGCGCATTGATGAAGCATCAGGTGCGGTGTTCACAGGCAAATTGAGTGCGCCGTCTGGCACGATAGGCGGTTTCACCATTGCAACTACAAAGCTGTATAAGACGAAAACCACGTACAGCAGCAGCACCGCAGGTGTGTATCTTGGCACGGACGGTATCGGTCTTGGCGCGGGAACATTCTACGTAACCAGCGCGGGCGCGATAACGGCGAAAAGCGGTACGATAGGCGCGTGGACGCTCTCCGCAAATAACCTTTCCAGCGCATCGACGACGGCTTCGTTCTATATTGATTCGGCAACGAATACGGGCAGTTATTGGCTGCGCGCATATACGATCGCAAATTCAACGTCCACGCTGCAGTTTAGCGTTTCGAAAGCAGGCGCGCTGTTTGCAAATAACGCGGATATCACAGGCGAAATAAATGCCACATCCGGAACTATGACAAATCTGGTTATTAAGGGTAGCATCTATTTCAACGACGATAAGACCTATTATATGAATCCGAACTTGAATAACGGCTCGTGGTACATATATTTGCCGAAATTCCGCGTGGATGACACCTCGGCATATTTTTCAGGAACGCTGCAAGCACCAGCTGGTACGATCGGCGGCTTCACCATAAGCACAACCAAGCTATATAAGACCAAAACGGCGTATAACAACAGTACATCAGGCGTTTACCTCGGCACCGACGGCATCGGTCTTGGCGCAGGCACATTCTACGTTACAAGCGCAGGATACCTGTACGCGACAAGCGGTAAAATCGGCGGCATGAGCTTGACGTCCAGCCAGATGTACTCGGACAACTTCATTCTCGGTACGGTATATAATTCCGAAGACTCGTCGCAATCGTTTACGACGCTGTCCTTCGGTACGACCAGCGGCACGACGTTCACAGCAACAACCGTGCTGACAAACAGCGGTTGCTTCATGCAGTCGCTATCCAGCAACCTCATATCCTGCGGCGTTATCCGCGTGCAGTCGATAAGAGCAGACTCCAGTATCAGCAGCACGACCGGATTTTATTTCGGATATTCGGGCGGCTCGACGCAGTACTACGCGGAACTGTCGTGGAGTGGACAAATCATTTACCTGAAAATTTATAACTCCAGCGGCGTACAGACCGCGCTGACGGCAGCCAAGACATTCACCGTACACTATGCGTGTATCTGGGGTGGCGATACGACGTGGAATGCGACCGTCGCAAAAGGCGCGAGCAGCACATCCGTCGACACAAACGCGTTCTGGGGTATTGACTACGCGACGTTCAACTATTCCAGTTCCAATAAGGCGCAGCACACCTATTACTTCACGGTATCGGGTACCAGCGCGTCAACCACGATTACGAGCTACGGACATATTGTGCCGTGGTCGAATAACGGCTACGATTTAGGATCGGCAGCGTATAAGTGGCGGAATATTTACGGACAGGCGGGCGTCGTCAATACGTCGGACAGGAACGAGAAAAAGAACATTCTGCCTCTTGGCGGAGTGTATGATACGATTTTCGACAGTCTCGTTCCCGTGACATTCAAATTCATTGACAATACCAGCGACAGAACGCACATCGGCCTTGTGGCGCAGGACGTCAAGGATGCGGTAATCGCGGCAGGCATTACGACAAAGGACTTCGCAGGATACTGCGAGTGGGAAAATGACGATAAAACCATCGGCTGCGGTCTTCGCTACGGTGAGTTTGTCGCCATGAACATTCACCAAATACAGATACTGAAAGCTCGCATTTCAGAGCTTGAAGAAAAGTTAAATACATTGGAGGAACAACGCAATGAAACTTAATGACATTTTAGCGGCCAGAGAGCCACTGAAAAGACTCTCGGAGAAACGCTTTGCAAGCTATAAGAAAATGCGAGAACTCGTGAAACTCCGTAAGGCAGTAGAACAGGAATTTGACTTCTACTACGCCGAGGAGAAGAAAGCGGTATCGAATTATGCAGAGCATGACGAAAATGGCGCGCCTATTTTTCTTGATGACGGCAGACTTCGCTTGAAGGACTACGCATCAAAGCAGGCATTCGAAAAGGAAATCGCAACACTGCGCGACACCGAGGTGGACGGCATTGAGCGTATTACTCTCTCGGAGGCGGACTTCCGCACTTCCGAGGATTTGCCGACACCGGACGAGATGATCGCGCTGGAGGCGTTCATCGATTTTGAAGACTAAAAGGAGGTAGGCCATGGAGATTATCAGCACGGTAGCAGGCGTCATCACCGCTTTGGGCGTGATTTTCGGTCTTGTTTTCGCCATTTACAGATGGTATCTCAAGCAGGAGAAGCAGGACAAGGACATCAAGGCAATCAAAGAGGAACAGACGCTACTCACACAGGGCGTTCTTGCATGCCTCAAGGGCTTGCAGGAGCAAGGCTGCGACGGTCCCGTCACCATCGCAATCAAACAAATCGAAATGCACCTGAACAAACAGGCGCATAAATAACAGGAGGAAAAAACTATGGAATTTTTTACTGAATTTGCAACAATCCCCGCAATCGCGGCAATCGTTTACACAATCATCGATATCGTCAAGACCGCAGTCGGTGGCGACGAAAAATTCAAGCGCTTTATTCCGCTTGTATCCTGCGCGCTCGGCGCAATCTGCGGCGCGATCGCATTCTACATCGTGCCTGGCGTCATGGAGACACAGAACGTTCTTGTTGCAATCATTCTCGGCGCAGCCAGCGGTCTTTCCGCGACAGGTACCAATCAGGCAGTCAAGCAGCTTGTCGGTAAGAGTAAGACCGAGGTGAAAACAGATGATAGCCATTAAGAAAATTTATAAGGTGTCAGAGGGAGACACGCTCTGGGGTATCGCTAAAAAGTACCTCGGGCGTGTCTCTCGCTATACAGAAATCGTGCGTCTCAATAAACTTCAGACGGCGTACCTCACCGAAGGGCAGCTTTTAGTATTGCCCGTGGCATAAGGAGGCACCCATGAAGAAACAAAAAGAAGCACGCATTGCATTCGCACAGGCCATTATCCAGTCCATGTGGGTAAAGGGTCTTATCACAACTGCAGAACGCGAGCAAATCGCTATGAAAACAGAGGAAAAATTGCGAAAAAATAATTGCTAATTCTTTGTGTTTCTTCGGTTTTGGGCTGGACTTTCTGCAATTATTCTGGTATCTTTGTCCCTGCCTTAAAAAGGCGGGGACAAAAATTTTACGCAGGTTCAAACCCAGAACTATGAAAGGAGAAAAAGCAATGAAAAAACGCGCAGTGGCATACATCAGAGTATCTACGGCAAGCTCGGCGCAGCTGCACAGCTACGAGTTCCAAGAGCAGTACTGGCAGGATCGCTTCGAAGGTGACCCGAATATCGAACTCACAGGCATATACGCGGACAGAGGCATCAGCGGCAGCAGCATACACAAACGCCCGCAATTCCTCGTAATGATGGAAGACGCGAGGCAGCATAAATTCGATGTGATATACGTCAAAAGCGTATCCCGCTTCGCCCGCAACACAGTGCAGCTGCTGGAGGCGGTGCGAGAGTTACGCGATATCGGCATCGAGGTCATATTCGAGAACGAAAACATCAGCACCTTCCAGCCGACAAGCGAGATATTCCTCACGATCGCAGCGACGGTCGCAGAAAACGACCTGCAGGTCGACTCGGATAGAATGCGCTGGTCGATACGGCACCGATACGAAAACGGCTGGATCAGCATCGGCAGCAAGATATACGGATACCGCATGACGAAGGACAATACGCTGGAGATAGTACCGGAGGAGGCAGCGGTAATACGGCGCATATACGAGATGTACGTAGGCGGCGCGGGCTGCTGCGCAATAGCGGACACGCTGAATGACGAAGGATATCGGGCATCGGGCGGTAACATATGGCAGCATCAGGTGATACTCGCAATCCTGACAAACGAAAAATACATGGGCGACGCGATGATGGGCAAATCGGTATACCACTTAGGCATCAAGCACAATAATATGGACGGCACATACGGCAAGCGGTATTACATGGAAGACACGCACGAAGGCATCGTCAGCAAAGAACTATGGTACAAAGCGCAGGAGGTCAGAGTCCAGCGGACAAACAAGAAAACGGTCGGAGTGCCGAGACCGATATACGCGCTAACTTCGCTCATCGAGTGCGGGCAGTGCGGGACACACTTCCAGCATAAAGTCAATAACAGCGGCAAAAAGTGGGCATCGGACATCTGGGTATGCGGCGCGAAGCTGCGGTACGGCGTCAAGCGCTGCGACTGCACCTCGATAAAAGACAGCGTGCTGAAGGAAAAATTCGTCGAGGCATACAACGAATTCGTAACAAAGCGGCCGCAGGGCGAGTCGGCAATCATACTGCAGCGGGCGATAGAGCGACTCAAGCGCGAGGAACGCGAACTCTCCGAACTGCGTATGCAGCGGCTCATACCAGAGAGCGCCTTCCGCGAGGAGCAAAAGCGCATCAAAGCGCAGATAGCGGGACTGAACGCGCGGTACGCAGAACAGCGGACAAAGGTAGTACGCGAAAGCGACTTCACACTCATAACGGAATACAGCGACGAAAAGGTCGAGAAATTCATAACACGCATAAAAATCCACAAAGGCGTGATAACCTTCACCTTCTACAACGGGGTGGAAATCAGCAGAAAATACAGTAACGGTCAACCTGGAAACAAGGTCGGCTGGAATAAGAAGGAGGCATAAGATGGCAACAGCAACAAGGCGCGTCGTGCGCGAGATACCGAGAGCAATGCTGCTCAATATAAACGCAGAAGAAATCATAGAAAAAACACCCGTGGCAGCATACGCCCGCGTATCGACGGAGCGCGAAGAACAGGAAGACTCCTTCGAAAGACAGGTGGCACATTACACGGCACTGATACAATCCAAGAGCGAATGGAACTTCGTCGGCATATACGCAGACCCTGGTATCACAGGAACGCGAGCAGAAAAGCGACCGGACTTCATGCGTATGATCGCGGACTGCCGCGCAGGCAAAATAAAGAAAATCCTCGTAAAATCCATCAGCCGATTTGCCAGAAACACGGTCGACGCGCTCACGTACATACGCGAACTGAAGGAACTCGGCATCGGCATATACTTCGAGAGCGAAAACATCGACACGCTCACCCCTGGCGGCGAGGTACTAATCACCATTCTGGCAGCGATGGCGGAGCAGGAATCACGTACAATGTCCAGTAATATAAAATGGGCGTATGCCAAGAAGCGGAAAAACGGCGAGGTGGTTATAAACACTGGTCTGATGCTCGGATATACGCGGGTTGGCAAAGGCGAAGACGGTCATATAATCTACGAAATCAATGAGGCGGAGGCGCAAATTGTGAGGCGCATATACCGCGAATTCGTATCGGGCATATCGATAACCCGCATATGCAGAGGTCTGGAGGCGGACGGCGTGCCGACGAAGCTCGGCAGGCAGAGGTGGCAGCACAGCGTAATCGAGAGTATCCTGACAAACGAAAAATACACGGGCGACGCGATACTCGGAAAAACCTTCAAGCCGGACGTCCTCTCGAAGCACAGAGTAAAGAACGAAGGACAGATGCCGATGTTCTATGCAGAAGGCACACACCCTGCAATCATCGAGAAAGACCTGTTCGAACTGGCAAAGGCGGAACTTGAACGCCGTAAGGAAGCAAAGAACGACGCGGTCGGCAGCAGCAAATTCACCAGCAAGTACACCTTCAGCGGTATGCTGATATGCGGAAAATGCGGAGCAAAGCTCAGACGTCATACGCGCAGAGTCGGCAGCGGCAAGGTGGTACCCGCCTTCGGATGCAGCAACAGAATCGTAAACGGCAGGAGCGAATGCGACTCGCACCACATAAATGAGGATGTCATAGAGCGCACCTACCTCGCAGCGATACGCGCAATGGCGGAGGACGCGGACGAAATCATAGACGCAATAAGCGAAGGCGCAGAGCTGGCGTTGCAGCCAGAGAACGCAGCGGCGCTGGAGCGCATCGAGTCGGAAATAATCGAACTGCAGCAGGCGGTGCTGGAACTGCATAAGGCGAAGCAGCGCATGGAGATAAGCGAAGACGAGTATAAATCAAGGATGCAAGGATGCAAGAATCACATGCAATTGCTCGAAAAGCAGCAGGCGGAATTGCGAGCGACAGACAACCGCTACGCAGAGATACGCGCATGGCTGAACACCTTCGCAGAACACACAAAGAACGCACAAACGATGGTATCGCTCGACGCGGTCATCATAAAAGCGCTTGTCGATCACATCACGATGTACGACGACTATATGGAGATAACCTTCAAATGCGGCGCGAGCATCGAACAGAAATACGAAGAATAAGAGTAGCCCTCGGCATCAGAAACGGTGTCGAGGGCATTTTTTGCGTTAAAGAAGGACAAAATCGTTCACCTTTTCAAAAGCGGGTTGAAAACTGTGCAAAAGGTATATACAAATGCGATTTTTTGTGTTATAATATAATCGCACTAAAAATCATTACTGGAGGTAGCTATATAATGACGTTAAAAGAGACTGGTTTCAGAGCTTTATATCACAATTTTTGCGCGTTCCCGCTGAATAAAAGATTTAAGGAATGCATGAAGGAATATCCTAATATCGACAAAGCCAACTGCATGCTGGTGTACGGTTATATAGATACCCAAGCGGGACTGACATTAGAGGTCTTGGCAGCAGGCGAAAAAAGCGATGACGGATATCGTTTCTTTGCTCCGTCGGATGACACACGTTTCTTTATCCGCGCGGACGCAATCGAGGATGAACAATTCGCCTACTTCAAGGATGCAGATGATTTCAAAGAAAGATATGCCAAAAAGATTGAAATGCTGAAGGGATACGACGCTGACGAGGAGGTAGAAAAATCCCGCGAAATGCGCTTCCTCGATGAGAGCAGACATCTGCATTATCCCGATGACGTGGCGGTATTCCTGACACGTGAAGGCTTGCAGCCGGAAAGATGCTGGGCGAGGATAATCGGTCTGGGCGATCACTTTATAATGGCGACGCTTCTGAACGAGCCGAACCAGAACTTCGGATATCACGCAGGCGAAAAGATTGCCTTCTTCGTACAGGAGACTGAGGACAAACACGTTATCTGTTATTCCGATATGACACCGAGCAAGAAACTCACCGCAGAAGACTTGGCTGACGGCACAATGCTCAAAGCGGCAGTCAGCGCGTTCAATGCAGAGCGTAACGAGCCGAACTTCTTCGAGGTACTGGAATTACTGCGCGATAGCTGGGTATGGATTCCTTGTAACGCGATTATGGGCGATATGGATATGGAAGCCCTGCAGAAAATGCTTGAAGAAGCAGGCGACGATCCGTCTGCAATGGTCGGAAAGACGATCACCAGCGAAGAAAGTATTCGTATGGTACCGGATATCCTGCAGAATGGTGATAATTTCTACTTCCCGATATTCTCAAGTGCTGAGGAGATGGGAGAATACGGACAGGGCTTCTCGAAAGTGGAAAAGCATTTCCTTGAAGCATTGTCGCTGGCAATAAATAACGAGAAGAACGTGGCAGGCATCGTGCTTAACGCATTCAGCGAGCCGTTCGTGCTTGACCGCGAGATATTCGATATCGTACAAAAAATGAAATCAAGAATTGAAGGTGAGGAATAATGAAGTACAAGATAGGCTTTACAGCTGCAATATCTGAAGAAGACACAATTGAATCTGCGCCCGTCATTACGGCACCGCGCAGCAACGAAGCGAAAAAGTCTGTGGTGCAAATTCATTTCCCGACGCGCAACATGACGTTAGCTTATTACAACGATAAGTTCGATTTGCGTCGTGGAGACCTCGTTTATGTTGACGGTAAGCTGGAAGGCTTGCGCGGCCGCGTTGTAGATGTGGCATACAATTTTAAGATTAAGCTGTCAAAGTATCAGCGCGTCATCGCTCTGGTGGACACCGACGTACACGGTACGTTCCATTTAGCAGGATCACATTTCGTAACATTCGACCGTGAGGCGTTGCCGCAGTGCAAGGCGCGCACATGGTTTAAGGCACCGGACGCAGAGGATGAGGAGTATGTAAGCGGCACCAGCGACGAAGGCGCATTCGCACTTGACAATCTCAAGGACATGAAGATAAGCAGCGAAATCGCAGAGCGCGGACACGAATACTACATAGAAAATCGCGTGCGCTATATCTGTATTGATGGTACAAAGGGATATGCGATCGTAGAAGGCACCGAAGCATACGAGGTAGAATTCGAATACGCAGGTGGTATGATAAGCAAGCTAATTTGCGGTTGCTTCTGCAGCTACAACTGCAAGCACGAATTCGCAGCAATGCTTCAGCTGCGCGAGACACTGGAAATTATCGAAAAGAACTATGCAGCGGAGTACGCAAAGACCGGTTACTTTGCAGCTGTGTGCAAGGGTACGTTGTTCAACTTTGCCATCGACGGTAAAGAAGCAGGCAGCATTACATTGTAAAGGAGAAAAGAAATGTCAAAGGAACATATTGAAAAAATCAAATGCCCTGAATGCGGGCAGGAATGCGAGATTACAATTTGGGATAGCTTAAACGGTGATATAGATCCCGACGCAAAGCAGCAGCTGCTTGACGGTACATTGTTCCGCTTCCATTGTGAAAAATGCGGACACCAGAGCAATCTTTCATACGATATTCTGTATCACGATATGACGAATAAGGCGATGGTATATTTCGTGCGTCCCGAGGCGGTTGAATCCACGATAGAAGAACTGATTGCAATGGAAGAAAAGCTGCCCGTAAAGATGGATGATTATAAGAAGCGTGTAGTATGCGACCAAAACGCTCTGCGCGAAAAAGCCATTATATTTAACAACGAGCTGGACGATCGCGTAATCGAAATTATTAAATTGATGTATCTGGCAAATGCAGCAAAGCAGTTCCCAGATAAAGAAATTACAGCGGTGTACGTAATGATTGATCAGGACGGAGAGATGTCGTTGCAATTTATGACAGATGAGCCGTTGAGCTGCGGCGTTCCTAACGACCTTTACGACAAAATTCGTCAGAAATTTGCAGCAAATATTGATGCAGTAGGCGACGCAGACTTTGTGGTTGATATCGAGTGGGCAAAGAAGGCGTTGAGCTAATAAACAGGAGAAAAACAATGACAGACGTATCATGGCAAGACATTATTGATAGCTACAACACAGCGCGGTTTTGTCTGTGGTGCCCTAAAGGCACAGGATATTGGTCAAGGGATGATAAAAAAGGATATTATCATCTCTGGTTTGCATACTACCACGCGGAGAACGCAAAAGAAAAGCGCCAGCTGTGGTACGGACGCATTTTGCATATGATGGCGTGGGAGTATCAGCACCATGAGCAGCTTTATACAGTGTTGAATCGCTACCTTAAACCGTGCTTGGAGGCATATAAAGCCGCTATGGATACGGATGAGAAGCCGACCGATGAGGAGTATAAGCAGGCGCAAGATTTGTATGACTATTACGCGTACAAATTTGACAACTGCTGTTCGAGCAATTATGAAAAATCCTGTACGTACATTACAGGATGGGATGATTCGTCAGATTTTCAATTCCACGACAGTAAATTTATAGCGGTTACACAGGATAAGGAAACGGCTACGCTGCGGTTAGAGTATGATGGTATCTTTGCGACTTTCGTATTCGAAGACGTGATAGAATTCACAGCGCGGTCGATAGATCCAGAGTGTACGTGGATTGAGGATTTTAATTGCTATCCAGCACGTCACGATGCAACGCAGCTGATTTTCGATATTGGCTACATAAAAATTCAATGCAAAAAGATTACTATAACATACGATAAAAAATAACAGGAGGATTTAATTGACAAAAACATTAGTTAAACTCGGCGCAATTTCTGCGCTGGTGCTTGCAGTGTGCGGCTGGAGCGCACTCGGAGCAATGTGGGAAGTCATCTGGCAGACACTGGTAGCGTTCTTCCCGTGGCTCTGGGAGTGCGTAAAGTATATGGTGGAAGAATACCTGACATCACCGTACTTTATCACAGGCGCAATTATGTTGGTGGCATCAGGATTCGGCATTTGGTTTGGAGCGCGTGGCGGCAAGGTGCTTTACCTCGTCGTTTCGTTGATCGGCACCGTCATCAGCTTGGCAAGCATGGGCGTCAGTTTCATATAAGGAGCAAAGACCATGCCAGACTTAAATGATTTTCACGCTTTCAAAAGCACCAGCGGTGGCGGAGGAAGCGGAGGCGGCGGAATGGGCTGTTCCGGCGGATTTTGGGTGGTTATAATAATAATCGCACTTCTCACGCTGCTCGGTCAGTGCAGCGGATAAAAAGGTGGTAAGTAATGAAATTTGGATTGAGAACGCCCTCGCTGAAACGCTCTTTGCGCGCAAGGACAACTGGACGGGCGAAACGCAGCATTAAGAAGGCGCTGATACCTGGATACGGTAAAAAAGGCGTTGGATGGATAAAAAGCCCGAAGAAAGCGGCGTATAACAAGGTTTACAATAAAACGTCGTTCAGCATTTGGGACATATTCAAAAAATAAATACAAAATGCAAGGTGATAAAAAAGGACTATTCAATAAGATAAGGCGGTGATGGTATGCTGGGATTAAAAACTAATGAAAGCGAAAAATTTATCAAATACTTTGAAATCGTACAAGAGACTGCCCAGCAGCAAGGCTGCGTTTATTATCTTGACGCTGGCGATGGCCGCGATTTTGAAAACGACGAATATGAAGGCGAAGATTTGATGGGGTGGTTGATTCCCGCAAATAAAAGCGCTGATTTTGAAAAAGAGTGGCACGAGGATAATGTGTCAGATGAGTGGTCGACGTATTACGCGTGGGCAGAATGGGCTACGCCAGAGCGTCCTACGGTAGAATTTAAAAAGTATGATACTATGTCGATTGACGCTTATAAGTACATAATAGCGAGGGTGCTTGAGCGCGCGTTTGAATCAATCGACGACGCTAATGAAAGCAAAGACGATTTTCAAAACGGCCGTAAGCTTGCCTATTATGAAATTGCCGATATCATAAAGAGTGAATTACTTGTTCGTGATGCGGATTTGGTAGAGTTCGGTTTGGATATAGACCTTGAAAAAGCGTTTCTGTGACGATTGCTTTGCATAAAAATAGCGAAAACACGAAAATAACCCCACGAAGTGCCATATACGGATAGAAATTATCGCAAAAATATGTTATAATAAGAGGAGCAGCAGAGATGAAAAAGCACGACTGCGATTGTATAAAGGAATTAGCAGACACCGTGTGTCTGGCTGCTCTTTTCGTTTGGCTCTTTAACAGACCGAAAAAACAAAAAGTAAAACCGCGTAAAACACGAGAAGAAAAGCTCGCTGAAGCGCAAGCAAAATACGAAGCGACAAAGGCGCGTTATCAGGAAGTACGCCGTAAAATAAAGGAGGCAAAGCATGGCACGAATTAGTAAATACGCCGCTCTAACAGCATGGCTGCAGGAGCATGGTACAGATACAGTGCATTTTACATTCGATGATCTGAATAATATTATAACGCTTCCTAATTCGGCATACGTTGATAGACCCGCATGGGCGAACTGCACGACGATTCACGTTACATCGTTTCAAAAAGGATGGCTCGACGCAGGATATGTAGTCAGCGCAATTAACCTGCAGGAAAGGTGGGTTGAATTTACGAAGCGCGGCATCACTGTTGTAACAAACAAGCAAACCGCCGCAGCGAACCGCATGCAGCACAGAACAGTGCCGAAATCTTTCGATGAGGAGCTGCTGTTAACAGTACCGCACAACCTCGTTGATTTAGAAACCGACAATTTCTTGATGGTTTGTCTCAACAAGCACAATTCGGATATCGTAGAAGCGTGCATAGCTGTAGACCCAGCGTATCAGTCAAAAGGTAAAGCCATCATGGAGCAATACTTCAATGCTGGTGATTACTCCGCAAAAGCGTATTACGATATTATAAACCGAATCGCAACGGAAAACTCTACAAGAACATCGAAAGAAACGATGACACTTCTCGCGGAATATTGCGCGGATCCCGCCAATAAATTTCTCGAAAGAATAGCGGCAGGAGACGAATACCTTGTCGATGCTCTGTTGCAGCATTTGGTTGATAATAACAGCCGCAGAGATAAGAGCTTGGCAAGCAAAATGTGCCGCTACTTAAATGAGTGGCTGTACGGCGGCTGCGCATATACAATCAACGATTCCGTGGTGCGCGCAATTATGCCGTATTATCTCGCATATTACAAAATCGACAAAAAATTGTGGTTTGGGAAAAACTTTGAAGAACTCAGCTACATAGAATTTTATACAATATTCAGCGCACTTCGTGACAAGGTCGGCGTGTTGAATAATCACGAACTTGACCATCTGATTTGGTACGCATACAAAAACGACAATATCAGGAGCGAGGTAGCAAAAGCACTCGCGACAGTGCTTTAAGGGAGGGCAACCGATATGGTGAAGAAAAAACTTATTATAGTTTACGATAAAGCCACAGAAGCGACGGCAAATTATCTTTTGCAAATGATTAGTGGCAATGATGATACAGATGGCGCGCAGACAGGCACCAAAGATGGCGAGCTGGATGCGAATATTTGGAGTGAAAAAGAATACGCAAACAACAGACCGAAACTGTCGTCTGCGCAGTACGTTCTTTTCATCGGCAACAGCCGCACTGCAAAAACGATGCGTGAAAATGTTGCAGATACCTTCTGCGAGGCAGGCATGCATTACGGCTGGCTTGGTACGCAGGCGTTTATGTACGTAGACGCAGCGTCGCTTAACAAAGATAATATGGCTCGATTCCAAGAACTCTGCGAACAATACTCAAAGCACTTTGAGAAAAAATTCGATATGCAATACAGCCCGAATGAAAAGAATTTCTTCGTTGGAATGTATAATCGCGTCGGTGATATATTCCGCAGCAAAGACGCGGAAAAGCAGCAATATACTTTGCTGGCAACAATAATGTACATGGACGGGCTGACGGCGTTCCTTGGGGAGTAAAATATGGCAGGTGTAAGAGAAGGATATGAATTCTACTTGCATCACGCACCTGGAGCAGCAGTAGCGGAACTGACTGGAATATGGGTTGACGGTATCAGCGAACAGATAGAACAGGCCATCGAGCATTTGGAAGCGTTCGAAGGCAGCGCCAAAGGCATTGATTTTTTGAGTGGCGACGTGATGGAGTTCTGGCACGCTGACACTGCAAACATAGACGCAGCGGTCAAAGGGCTGACACCCGATTTTGTTGTGCCACGTTCTACGGGCTTTGGCACACCAGACGTTGTCCGCGAATCGACAGGCGAAATGTGGCAAGTAAAATACGGTGCCACCGCAGAATTAAGCGCAAAGTATCAGGATATCACTTTCGGAGAAGCAGCGCGCAGCGGCTCGACGACTGCAGCGGAGTTGATTCGTTCTGGACAGGTCAGCGAACACGATCCTGTGTACGGAGATATGGGCGCACTTATTCCCGAAGGACAATTAGAGGAAGCTCGCAAATTTGCGTTTCAGCGAATGGCAGGTAATGCCGAGGCAAGACCGGAACTCGTTGCTCGCGACCAGCGAATGCTCGACCACGGCACAGAGCGCATAGAGACGGCTGACGGTGTACGATCGCAGGAGATGAACCGTGCCGGCTCAAAAGAGATGGCGGTCGAATTGCGTGATGGAAAGTTCAATCCAGAAAAATGGGGATTGACCACAGAACAGTGGGTGAAGCTCAAAGACGTTTTCAATAAATCAATGAAGGCGGGTATGACCGCAGCGGTTATATCGGCGGTATTAAAAGCGACACCAGAAATTATAAAAACGATACAATACTTAATCGAGACAGGCGAATTGGATATCGAGCAGGTTAAGGCAACCGGCGTAGCGGCCGTTTCAGGCGCAGCAAAGGGATTCCTTGTCGGCTCAATATCGGCAGCAGCAGTGGGATTTTGTAAATCAGGATTGCTCGGAGAAGCAGCGAAGGACTTCAATCCGCACGTGGTTGCAGCAATCGCAGTTGTCGCGGTTAATGCCATTTGCAACGCTATACAGATAGCGCGAGGCAAAAAGACAGGACGCGAATTTGCGGACGAACTTACAAGAGACGCTTTCGTTGCAGCGTGCGCATTGATAGGCGGCGGTATATCGCAGGCGTTTATCGAAATACCCGTATTCGGATATTTGGTAGGCAGTCTGGTAGGATCCGTTGTTGGCAGCGTCGCATACAGCGTTGGTAAGCAGGTTGTCATTGCATTTTGCGTTGACTCTGGCTTCACGATGTTCGGTTTGGTAGAACAGGACTACACGCTGCCAGATGAGGTGCTGAAGGAAATCGGCGTTGAGATTTTCGAATACGAGAAATTCGAATATAAGGAATTCCAGCCCGAGCAGTTTGAATTCGCGCAATTCACTCCAGAGCAATTCACACCGGAGCAGATCGAGATAACATTTCTGCGCAGAGGCGTAATCGGCGTATCGAAGGTAGGATACGTGTAAAGTGGCGACATTTTACGCATCACATCACTTTTCTTAACTCGTTTACGCACCGTTTGCGCGGTCTTTCGCAA